TTGCACGACCAATATGAAAATTCATACAACTATGATAGTTTTTACTATGATAATAATTTAATATTCGGGGTAGATAATTTGTCTTATAGACATGCCATGCACATAGATGCTAATCTTGTTGGAAGATATATTGAATCAAAATTCAAAGATAAAATTAATATTGTTGACGGCATTGTGCAACAAGTTAATGTTGAACATAGAGAAATTACAAATTTAGTATTAGCATCGGGCGATACTATTACTAGTGATTTGTTCATAGATGCATCTGGTTTAGAGTATGCACTAATTAAACATTTAAATCCAGAATGGATTGACGTAACTGATCAGCTACCAACTAACCGTACAATCCCTAACCCATTGTTTAAAGATTTTGATTATATTCCCCCTTATACTACGGCTGACGCAACAAAGAACGGATGGATACTAGATGTTCCATTATCTAATAGACGAGGTACTGGATATGTATATTCGTCAGAATTTACATCCGACGAAGAGGCTAAAAAAGACTTTAACCAATGGCTATTAAAAACACACGGTACTGAATTAGCAAGTGATCGAGTTATTAAGTTTAATAACGGATACTGGAAGGAACAATGGATCGGTAACTGTATTGCTATTGGATTAGCAAGCGGATTTGTAGAACCTCTTGAAGCAACTAGTTTGCATAATACATACAGTCAATTAGATACTATAACTAGTACGCATTCATTAATTAAATGTCAAATTGATTCCGATGCTTATAATATATTTTCAACACGTATGTATGAAAACAGTGTTGAGTATATTAGGTTTTTTTATCATACAAAAAGAACCGACTCTGAATTTTGGAAATATTTAACTAACAATACACCAAAATGGTTACAAGATTTAGATACTAAGTTATTAAATGCATTTCCGGGGCCCCGAGATTTCCCTAAGATAGGAATGTTTGGTTCTAGCAGCTATACATCTATTGGGTACGGCCACGGAAGATTTACGAAACAAGGAATTGAAAGATATCTAACGTCTAAACACATGATGCAACATGCTAAACATGCATCGGAACAAATAAAGAAAATTAAATTAGATTTAAGAAAACACGCAGTTAATCACAAACAATGGATTGATTACATTAAATCAAGTCAATGATATCAGTAACTGTTTGTATCTTGCTTTGAATAATTCGATTTCGCAAACTAAGATCTAGTCCTTTATGCACAGGTTTAGGTAAACTTTCTAAATTAAACCATCCCCATGCAACGTGCTCGTCGCTGAGTTTGGGGATAAATTCTTCATCTACAATACAGAAGTATGTGTGAAAATTAAACATACTATCATTGCTAACAAATCGTTCAAGTGGAATAGTCTTTTTAATATCAGGCATTGCACCTAATTCTTCTTCAATTTCTCGTTGTAGACCCTGCCACGCAGATTCGTTAGAATGATTAGTACCCCCGACTAACCCCCAACGTCCTGCATGTTTACCTTCAGACTTTTGCAGCAATAAAAATCTTTTTGTTGTTCGTGCGCAAATTAACGCACCGGAACAATCAATTAGTTCGTTTATAATTCTAACCTCCAACTTCCGCGTCTGTAGTCACCGTCAAAACTTTTCACCCAATTAACGCCATTCCATTTGTATTGTACTAGTGTATAGATGTTTGTTTGATAAATCAAGTTTTCTGAGTTTTCGCCTGCTGAAAATACTACCCACCATTTATTGCCATCCCATTCAATAATATCGTTTGCTTCTGCAATAAAGTCAGTGCCGTCATCATTTTTCCAAGCATCTGGACCGTCTTCATTTAGATTTAATACATAGGTAACTGTGCTACCTACAGGTATAAATGCAGCAAGAATAATAACATAATTACCATCTCTTTCTATAGGCGTAATCAAACCTACTTCAACTCCGTTGACGAACACATGACAATCATTTACTTTATCAAACTCAACTGATGTACTAATTCTTTGTATTTTTAATCCAGTAACAAACGTATCACGGACACCGCCACCAATATTGTCAATAATTAAGTATCTAGTACCAAGTACTAAATTGCTTGGACCTGTAGTTGTAGGGTCAATTACTGCGTCAAAACTACCCCATTGACCCGATAATCTAGTAGGGCCAGCAACCATGTCATTAGTGGGAAATGTGCCGTCATCCCAGTTAACTATCATTTCAGATTCATCTAACGGATTTATACTTAGGTAGCCAACAACTTCACTGCCGTCAGGTTGCAACAAATAAATCTTTGCTAGTCCAGCAGTATATTTTCCAGGATGCTGTTGTAGTATCACCTGCCAATTTAACCATACTCCGGGTTGCGTACTACTGACTAATTTAATTTTGCCTTCTGATACAACAATGTCAAAGTTACCCAGTGTAGTCTTTGCACTTGCAATAGAGTTTGCTGGATATGATTGCCCTGCATCAACATACACACCTAATCCGTCAATGTATGAATCGCTCATTCCAGAACTATCAAATGTGCTTGAAATAATATTAGTAACAACGCCTAACTTCTTAACTTTTGCAGGAGGAGTAATCCATATAGGAGTAGTAAGTGTTAGTGTAGCAACATCAATCTGCGTAGCAGTACCCATCGGAACTGTGCGACTACTAAAACTAACATCACCAAGGTCAACAACGGTTAATGATGTCCAGTCAACAAAGTTATCAGTTGTTTGTATTTCTAAACTCGGATTAAACAATACTAGGATTTGTTCAAGAATTTGTAATTTTTGTTCTGTACTAGTTGACCAGATGTCTGCTTTAACTGATAACTTAAATGGAGTTGGCATTAGTCGTTCAACAGTATAGTTTTGTCCTTGGGTGCTAGTATAGTTTCCATTTTCGTCAATGTCGCGTTCACGAATATGCATCTTACTAACCAGTGTTGCATCTCCTAAACGAGTATTGTCAAGATCAAGATCAGTAATGTATATTGCAATCCTCGGAGCACTTTGTAAAGTATTTTCTGAGTTTTGATTAACAATAGTCGCTGCTTGACGGTCCTGGTCGCCATACATAACCGGCACACGCACTAGTGTACCATCTCCGTATCTAACAACAAAATTGCTTAGTAGTCTAACTATCTGTAATAAGTATCGGCGTATCTGGCCGTCATAAAAATATTGCATTATAAATCTGCCTTAGGTTTAAGTGCTTTACTCAATGCTTGACGTTCTGCAACATTCTCACCAGCGATGTTATCAGTTGCTGTATTATTAATAAACCCAGTTCTGAAAGTTTGTTTAGTATCGGTATTTGACAAGGTAGTACGAATCGCATCTTCACGTTTAACCCAACGTGATCCGTCATATCTAAATAATCTATTGGGTAAAAAGTCAGTTCTTAAGAAGAAGTCGCCGTCAATAGCACCTGCAGGAAAGGCAATTCCGTGCCCAAAATCAACACCATTAGGGGGAATGCCATCACCTAACAAGTATCCGCTATAGCCAGTACGATTTGGTCTAGCCCCGATTCTACTTGCATCCATCTGCATACTAGAAGCATCTGGCGGAGTTGTTGCATCGTCTACTGTGATAAGTGCAGGGTTACCAAACTCGTCAGCAGATAGTGAATAAAATTGTTGGGTTTCATAACCACTCTTAGGAGCATTGGCTTCTGCTTGGTCAAGAATAGCATCATTGATCTCAAGACTTTTTGTCTGTGTACTTAAAATGCTTTGTATAGTGGCGCCAGAGTATACACTAAAGTAACTGGCATTTGGCGGAGCTCTGCCTGTAGTAGCTGCGGTAACTTGATACAGTGTGCCTTGATAGCGAATAATTTCTCCAACTGCATATGTTGTTGTTGGACTATAATCTCCTGTAAAGTTAGCATCTTTATCTGTAGGAGTTTTAAGAATGTCTGAGTACTGTTGTTGATCAGCAATCTTGCCTAATTTTAATCTGTATAGGTGTGGGTACCATGTGCGACTAAATCCTTCGGCGGCACGTCCAACTTCACTAACAACAAAGAATCTCGGAAGGGCTTGGTCAGCATCATTAAGTGCAAACTCATCGCGTAAGTGCGGCAGTTCTACCACATCACCTGCTAGCGGTTTACGTCCCACTAACTTGATAAAATCATTAATATGCACAGTCATAAAAACTGTGTCATTGTCAATGAACAAACCAAACTGACTTAGGTTAAAGTCAATGTCAGATACGTTATAAACGCCACGTACTGTATAAATTGAGCTGTCATACTTTCTATCACGATTTTCAAGGAACAATAAATCTTGTATATTTGTTTCTTTTACAGCATCGTACATAGGCATATCCGCAGTACTTTCACCTGTTAGGGGATTTTTAGGTCCTAAGTATTTGTGCAGATATATGTCAGTACCGCCTACCTGAAACATCTCAGATATACTGCGATCGTGAAATTTGTAATCATTGCCTTTCTCGGGCTTGTAAAGGGATAAACGTGGCATAGTACAATATTTAGCGATAAATAAGATGGGAGATACAAATGTCAGACAATCCACAACAGGTTAAACAGCAAGTTTTTGATTATTGCCGCGCCATGCTAGGTGACGGTATGATTGACGTTGAGCTTGATCCAATTCATTATGAAACAGCATTAGATCGTGCGCTAACACGATTCCGCCAACGTAGTCCAAATGCAGTAGAAGAAAGCTACAGTTTCTTAACACTTGAGAAAGATAAAAATGATTACATACTGCCTGCAGAAATTATTAATGTTCAGTCTGTTTTTAGAAGAACATTGGGATCAAGAACTGGAGGTGGAACTGGAACAAACTTTGAGCCTTTCAATCTTGCGTACACTAACACGTATCTGTTAAACAGCACCATGCTGGGTGGTATTGCTACCTACTTTATGTTTGCTAGTTATCAAGAAATGATTGGTAAAATGTTCGGAGCATACATTGAATTCCAATGGATTCCTACAAGCCGCACACTAAGAATACTACAACGTCCATTTAGTGAAGGCGAAGTAATAGGTCTACGCACACAGAATTTTAGACCAGATTATCTTATCATTGACGACATTTATGCTAAACAATGGATACGTGACTATTCACTAGCTAACTGTAAAATGATGTTAGGTGAGGCACGCTCTAAATTTGCATCTATCGCTG